AATCGCGGCCGGTTGATCATCATCCACTGCATTTGTTTCTTGCTCTGGAATGGCATCAGTTTCTGGTTTGTTTAATAATCCTAAGTCAACCTTAATAACCCCGTCGTCAACTGACACAGGTTTAGGTTCTTCTACCTTGACTTCCTCAACGGTAGGTACTTCTTGTTCTAATTCTTCTGACATGATAAAATATTATATAATTGTTACTATTATTATTACCTAGGGTCTGACGAACCTAAGTTAAATCCACCGCCCATTGTATCGAACCCACTTGACTCGAAGTCTTGAGCTGGTAAATTGTTTTGTCTTTGTTGTATTAATTCACTTTGTTGTGTAGCTTGAAGTTTTGTTCTATCGTCTTTTCTATCTTCTTTGTCTACTATCTCTGATTTTCGCCCCTGCACTTCTAAACCTTTAAGCTGCAAGTTCATTTCAAATTCTAATTGCATTAACTCTTTCTTTAAAGTAGCTTCTTGCATTAATTTTTGAGTATCTATTTGCGCTTGGGCATTTGCTAACTCTATTTTTTGCTGAATCAAAGCTTGTCCTTTTTGAACTTCCGCTTGAGCAGCTACTTGTTGAGCTTGAGCATTTGCTTGAGCTTGTGCTTGTATATTTTGTTGTTGTATTTCTTGATCTTTCTTTTGCTTGTCTATCCTTCTTATTTTTAATAATTGGTTAGCTAGTTTAAGATTTTTAATTTCTCTTAAATCAATAGCATCAGATAAATCAATTAATCCACTTTGTACAGCTGCTTGTATATTGTTTTCTAACACAGCTCTTTCTTCTTCGTCTGGTTGTAACTCAATAAATATACCAAAATCATAAAGATACAAATCTTTCATTTCTTCTAATACAGCTACATTTTGATTACCTATTTTATGTATAAAAGCTTCTCTTGTTGGAGAATATTCTAATATATCTGAAATTCTTAATGATAACCCTTCACATAAGTCCGATGTTAAAAACAAACTTCCATCTAATATATGCCTTGTTGCTACATTTGAATTTGCTGCTGCCATTTTTTGCACGCCAACTAATGCTCTAGAATCAGGAGTACTTCCATCTCTAGCTTCATTCAATCCGGTTACGTCACGAATCATTTGCATGTAGTAATTGTAATTACCAATTAGTGATTGCATTTTACCTCCTCCAGCTCCTGTAGTTATTTCTTGAATAGGAACTTTGCCAGGATTCATATCGCCGTCTTGTGTAAATGATCTACCTATTACAGAACCTGTTTGAAAAAACATATTAAGTGCTTCTTGCGGATTGTAATTTGTACCGTTACCTAAATCAACCTCAGCTAAACCATCAGCATCAAGGTAAACTCCGTCTGGAACCATTCTTGACATTACTTGCTGTAGTTTTAAATGAGTTAATTGAATCATATCTGCAAATCCCGTTATACGACTTACTATAGATTCTATTCTACCTCGATACATTCTAGGAGCAACCATGCTATAATTCATTTTGACTTTAGAGTAATCACTCTTTGGTCTAATCATATTTTTAGCAAGTTCCCATTTAAGCATTCTTCCCCCAACAATCTTTACTCCCTCGTATAATACTTCAAGAGATTTAGATAACTTTTCAATACCATACTCCTCATATAATTCAGGTGGCGGATTGAATTGATCATCTTTAGGTATTATTTTTGCTGCTCCAGTTGCGGTTTCTTTTACTTTATAAACTTCATTAGTAAATGTTTTGTAATTAAAATACAATACCTGTACTGTATTAGAATCATCTTGATTTACGTTACTAATAGATCTATTGTAAAAACCGTTGTTACTAACTGACTGCCCAGCAATATCTTTTAATTCCTCATTGGTAAGCCAAGGGAATTCTTTTTTAAGTTCATTTAAGTGTACTGATCTTACTTCTCCTACATAATATATATCGTCAAAGTAAGGTGAATCTGTATATGACCAAACTAAGTTAACAGGGTCCACATATTCTACTTTAGCTCCTTCTGATTTTGTAAAAACATTTTTTACAGCACCAATACCTATAGTGGTTAAATCATAATTACAACGTCTTTTTATTAAGTCATAATTATTACCATCTAATAAGACTTTGATTGCTTGCTCTTCCGCAATCTCAACTTGCTGTTTATAAGTAAGTTGCATGTGAAGATCTAATTCTTCTTTATTTTTAGGTAATGTTTCAGGATCATTTTCAAATAAGTTAACGCCAAATTCAGCAGAAGCAAACTCATTAAGCTCCTTAGTTTGCATGTCCCTTATTAAAGACTCCATATATCTTGTACGTTTATCCACTCCATAAGGATCCTGTGAATAAGCTCTTATATCAAATAGTCTATCAGAAATACCGTTAACTACTATATCTACAAACTTAGGTATAATAGGTACAGGTTTCCAATCCAAATTCAAATAAGATAAATCACCGTTTATAGATAATTCATCTTTATATTTTTGTATAGGCTGTTCGCCTCTAGCGTATAATCTTAAATTGTGAAAAGTAACTTGGTTGCTTTGAAACCTACTGCTATTACCTCCATTGGTATTATTGAACCACTCACTTTCTATAGCTCTACCTACAGTAGTACCATAATCCATGGACATCTTCTCCGCATCGCTAGCTACTTGGCTTGGAAAATAACTTGTTATAACTGACTCAGCCATATTTTTATTTTTCTATTAATTTTGATAAACCACCTTGGTTGGTGTATTTAGCTATTTTTAAACTTATTGTTTCTTTTTGTACTTGAGGTCTGGGATAATATAAATGTCTATTACAAGCCATTATAGCTAAGCCAGAACTTATAGCTGCATCAAACTTTGTTCTTTTATTTATATCAAAACCAGCCCAATCATTTAAAGTAGTATTAAAATACATTGCACCGTACTGACCATCTTCACGTAAACCTACGTGTTTGTCTATATATGTTTCGATAGCTGCCGCGTGTGCTTGTTTTATATCTTCACTAGAGTTAGGCATTCCACCAATTTCTCTTTCAGTTACAGATAATTTGTTCCACACTTTGTCAGGTCTATTCATTGAATACCCTCTGTATCCTCTTCTTTTAAAATAATACAATAATCTAGGTTTATTGTTTTCACATAATAAAGGCATTCCATAAAATATACAAGCCATTAATACATCTTCAAAAAATATCTCTGCGGTTTGTGGCCTAGCTATATATTCTAAAAAGAACGTATTAGCTGGAGCGTCTTCTAAACTGAATTTTGTCAAACCGTGTAAAGCTCCTTTAGATCCGTGCCCATCTGTTGTTCCTGATATATCATAACTATCACAACCAAATGCGCCCATATGATCATTACCTGGGGCTTTCAATCCTTTATTAACAACTTGTTTATTTTGTAAGTGCTCCCCGGGAACCCAAGATACTAAAAATCTTCCAGATGGATTAGGTGAAAATTTCACCGTAGAATCTTTTATTCCATTTACCCATTGAAAGCTTCCTCTTGTTAATACATTTGTATTACCTAAATCTTCGTTGTAATCTATTTGTTCGTATATTTTAACTAAATTAAATATACTATTTTTTGTTTCATCCCTAAAAGCGTGTTCTTCTGTTCTAGGAAATTGTCTATAAAATTCATTTAGAGCGTCCTGGTCGGACTTTAATCCTTCTGCCTCATTATTCCAGTGCTCTATAACCCCGATGTCTATAACGTCGCCGTATGGGCCTAGTACAGGTTCTTTAGGGGTATTAAATACAGGATGCCCATACTCATCAATAAATCCTTCATAATTCCATTCCATAGGAATAAACAAAGAATATAAACCTGAAGCGGTTTGGCCATTCCTATTTCTTTTAATAACATCTGAATTGTTATATAGTTTTTTAAAATTGTCTCCTCCTTTATCTAATGCATTTGAGGTTGAACCCATCATACATTTTCCAATAATTCTAGAACCTAATCTTAAACACGTTTTTGTAACTCGCCAGTTATTTAATATATTATTCGGTTTCTCCCACTTGCCACTTTCATCATGTACTAGTAGTTTTAGTTTTTCTCCATCGTATGCGTTATCACCGGTGTTTTTCCAATCGACGGTGGTATCAAGACCGTCAAGGGTCTCGGGCCTAACGGCTTTGGTGATGGACTTACGAGTAAGCTTTGATGCGGGGACCCTGTAGGCAAGTTCCGTCTTTGGCCTGTCCATACCGTCTTGGATCGGTTTAAAGAAAAACGGGTAGTTAACACTAATGGGTACAACCTTATCTGTGAACATTTTCTTAGCATCGGCTCCAGATTTGGACAAAATCCCAAAGCGTGAGTCGGACGATATTGTTGCCATATTAACCGTTTCCCCAGACGCCATGAATGAAAAGCCTGAACGTCTATTCTTGAGATATGACATTCCATAACAACGGGTGTCTGCTTTACAAGCTTCCCAGAAGATGTAGAATAATCTGTTTGATTCCCTAAAATCTGGCTGCCCAACATCAATCTTGGACCACTGCAAGTACATAAAGTGAGTACCAGTAATGTAAGTATCCAAGCCCTTATTATTGAACCAGTGACCGTTTTCTCTTTTGTTAAATTGTTCATCTATATAACTTTCCCATTTTAGCTTAAATGACTCTGGATAATCCCTCCAATCGAATATACTTTCAATTGATTTTAATTCTTTAGGGTATTCTTCAGGTGTCCATTTTTTATTTGATTTATCTACACTAGGCGGTGCTTTTGGTAAAGCTATTTTTAAGTTCTGTATATTGTATATTTCACCAATTTGCCCAGTCTTACTTATAACAACGATGTCGTGTTCTTTGTTATAACCATACTCCCATTTTTTAGCTTTGTTGAGTCTTGATATTGTAGTAAGCTTTACAGGAGTTACAATCTTATATAATGTTTGTTCGTACATTACTTAGATCTTTTTTCAGCGAATCCTTTAAAAGATTTTTCTTCTTTAATTTCTGCTGGTTTTTCGTCAAGAATATCTTGTTCAAGTTGTATCCTAGTAAGGATTTCAAAAGCATCAAATATAGCTAGCTTTTTTGTAGCCGCTGCGTTTTTAAGCTTGTCTGCAGCAAGATCATCTTCTGAATCTACAATAGATTCTTTGGCAACTTTTATAAGTTCTTCAACCGCTCTATGCCCAGCTTGGATTATACTCTTCTTCGTTTCCTTGATATTCATATTTAATTGTGATTGAATTTGTGGGTACTCTATAAATTCTATCTTTACCGATTACAAATTCATATTCTGCCCCAGGTCTAAACCCGACTAGATCTCCGTCTTTTAATCCTTTTAGTTCAGGATCTTTGAAGTATAAAACGCCAACACCTTCTTTCTCTTTATCTAATGAAAATGATTTTGTTTCTTTTATAGGTTTTACGAAATTAAATCCTTTACAGCTTTGCCAGTTGCTTTTTCTTTTGTAAGCGTAAACCTGATCTTCAGTTGCAAAGTATATATTGTCTTTATAGTAAGATCTACTATTTTTTTCGTCACCTCTAATGTCTCTAAAACGTCTAAATACATTGTGATGCACTATTACTTGATCACCTTCTTTTATATCAGTATCTGATAATTTAGGTACGGATATAACCTTGGCTATTCTATTTGAATAATTATGATTTTGTAATTCTGTATTTAACAATAATTCGTTGCCTTCAATATTCTTTACATTGTTATATCTTTCGCCTATAGGCTCTATGATAAAATTAATTAATGACTTCATTAATATTGCAAGTCATATTCTACTGCAATTGCCATATTCTTATTAAAATCTTTCCATGGCATTATCTCGTTATTCTTTTCTATATATATTGAGTACTTAGTATCTTCTTCAATTATATTTTTTATGGTATGACCACCATACACTTCCTGTCCAACAGAGTAGTGCATGGCATCATTTTTGTAGTCTTTACCAATACTTATCTTTCTAACTATCTGATTCATTTTCTTTGATTTCTCCAGTTTGGATATCAATTTGAACCTGGCCATAAGTTTCTTCTAACGTTTTTTGAGTTTCTCCTAAAGCTTTTTTAGCCTCAACTCCCGCTAAAATAAGTTCTTGTTTTTGCATTTCTAAACCACCAATTTGCATTTGCACTTCGTTGATTTTACCAATGACCCCTTGTAATTCTTTTAACTCTACTTCTGATAATTTTTTAGACATAATAATATGATTTAATTGTTTATATAATAACTATATAGTTACTTGTTTTTAAGCATTCTTAATGACATGCAATCATCAGAGTTGCCGGGTTAGTGCCTTCTATTAACACATAATCAACGATTACTGGCAAGTATGTCCCTGCTTGTACTCCTTGAAAAGATACTGCTTGAGAAGCTAAAGGTGTGTTATCAACTCCTGTAATAGTAATAACTGCCATTGAAGTACCTCCTGCTATTCTAAGTGTTTGTCCTACTACATAACCACTACCTGTGTTATTTAGTACGGCAGTAACAATTGCACCACTACCATCTACAGTGATATCTACGGTTAAGCCAGTTGCATCTGTACCATCATCGTTTAAAGTTGCTACTGCAGCTCCAGTGGTATAACCTGCTCCTGGTGATGTTATTGTAAAACTTTCTACAACACCTCCAAGTGTACTAGAAAGTATAGCTTTTACAGTACCGCCTCCGCCAACCCACAAAGAAGCTTTGTTAAGGTTTGTAGAAGCATTAATTGTATTGCTTGGTGTTACTACTTTGCCAAACTCTATAAAGTCTGGCTGATTTAAAAATTGTCCCATTATTTTTGTTTATTTTTTATTTATTTTTGTTGCTTTTTCCCAAGTTCTTCCTACAAAATAAGCCCCGTAAACAGTAAC